GATATCATTGATGCTGACGGCACAGCCATGCTGCCTGTGCCCCATGGCAAGTGGTTCACAGAAATGTCTGTGGGCAAGGATATGTTGAAATACGATTCCTTCCTGGCTCTTACCCACTTCAATGAGCAGGTAAAATTACAACATGGATTAAGTCAAAGAAAAGTGACGCGGAAGTGGATGGTTTTTCCCCTCCCGCGATTCTCCGGCAAGTCGTCGAAATCAATCCACCGAACGATGGAATGCCAGAACACGCGCTGATTCTCCCTTGAAAGACTTTCGTAGATGTTGCGGAAGTCTTTTTCATTTGCGACCTCACGGAGGGCGGGGGATATCCGGGGGCGGTTGTCGGTGGCGTGGATGGCCTGGGAAACCTGCTTCTGCAATTTCTCGTAATCGGCGCGGTACATATCCTTGTCAATCAGACCGTCAACATACAGGTCTTTCAGCCGAGCCAGCTTGGCGTTCAGGCTCTCGACTGTTTCTCCACGCTCGGCATCCCGTGGGCGGCAATACTCGACTTCATATATGTGAGAGGCAATCATGGCCTGCAGGTGATCCAGCAGGTAGCGCTCTATTTTGTTCTCGGATATGCTCCGGCTGAAAGTGCATTCCCCGGCCGGGCCGTCAGACATACGGGATCCGCAGCGGTAAAGGAAATTTTTGTACTCACCTCTGACATTGGCTTCGCCGGGGTTGCCATTCAGATTCCTGCCGCAGCTGGGGCAGCGTATGAGGCCGCTGAAGAGATAGACACGCCCGGAAGGGGCAAAGCGTGAATGACCTTTAGAGTTGACGAGGGTTTGGACACGCTCGAACACATCAGCAGGGACAAGCTCCGGGCAGTAGCCGGGGATTCCATACCGCTCACCCATATAGGTGCGATTCCGCAGGGCAAGCCACACCTTCCTGTAAGTGATGGGATAGCCGAATTTCTCCATGATGGCTGCGGGGGTGGAGTAGGCAGAATGCCCTTCGTAGATATACTGGAACATGAACTGAATTACGGGGGCGTTCTCATCGGGGACAAGGTGCTTGTCCTCTAACTTATACCCGATGGGGACATTGCCTGTCAGAATCTCTCGCCTGTCTTTCTTACCCTTGAACACATAGCGGATTCTCTCGCCCGTCCTGTCTGATTCTTCCTCGGCGATGGCCAGCCGGATATGCAGGTTCAGTCTCCCGGCGGCGGTGGTTGTGTCGTACCTGTCCTGAGTACATTCCCACAGCACCCCGTGGGCATCCAGTATCTCCTGCACCTTGTAATAATCTTTGACATTGCGGAACCAGCGGTCAAGGCATTTCATCACGATGATGTCAATCTGCCCGTCTACTACGTCCCGGAGCAGCCGCTGCAGCTCCCGCCGGGAACGGTAGGATTTGCGGGCAGATACTCCTTCATCAGCATACACTCCCACCACAGCGTAATTATGAGATTCGGCATAGGAAAGCAAATCGGCCCGCTGCTCGCCAAGGGAAAGGCCGTGGCGAGCTTGTTCTTCCGAGGACACCCGGATGTATAGGGCGGCTCTTTTGATAGGCATAAGAAAAGCACCTCCGTAAGAGTATAGAAAATATACCATGAAGGTGCTATAATTGGCTTGTCAGAGCTTGAGGCATCTTCATGGTGTTTCAAGTGGGCGGCGGTATTGTCAGTACCGACTTGCCCAGGGCCGCTTGTGTTGTCAGCACAGGCGGCCTTTTTATGTTGTTTGTCAGCTTACGTAAGCGAAAGATTGTGGGACATAGCCCAGGCCAAAATCCTGTAGGGGCTTTGGTTCTGGGAATTTCTCAATATCCTCTAATTCATAGGCAACGGCATATTTTTTACGAGCAAAGTAATCCATGAAGAACTTATGGGATATGCCAGATTTTTCCTTGGTCAGCTCCCAGATGTTATCAGGAGCGTCTACCAGCACTTTTTTCAATTTGGCTTGAGCCACTACCATCTGAACAGGGGATGTGGAATATATAAGAACAGTATCCACTGGGCGGCGGCATATGGTTTTGCGGTATTCAACCTGCTTTTTGCCGGACAATATGCTTTGTACATGCTCAGGATTGATGGAAAATAATACTTTCATCGTCTTTGCCTCCCTTAGTCAATTCAGATGTTTCCACGGTGTCTCCAGCCCATCAATATGCTCGAAGAGGTCAGCCTTTATATCGGCTCCCATGGGGTCGAGGATGAAATCAATCCCTTCTCGCCTGGCCAATTTGGCGGCGGGGACGAAATCGCTGTCTCCGGCTATCAGGATGATTTGGTCAACCTGGTGTTTATAGGCGAGGGAAGCAATATCTATGCCGATGCGCATATCAACGCCTTTTTGTTGGGCATGAAATTCAAAGTCCCTTTCCGTCAGGGATTCGAGGTCGCGCTTGTTATTCAGCAAGTCCTTGGTAACAGAGGGTTTGAGGTTATAATTAGGTTTTTCAGCCAACACACCCAGGCGAATGGCGAATTTCCTGCGGCGCTTCATTTCTTCAAGGAAAGCCAATGTCCAAGTATAGGTGTCAGATTTATCTAGCTCGACGTTCTCCTTCGTCAGAGGATGATATACACTGCGCTTTGATGGGGCGCAGTCGTAGTAAAATATTCTATAGAGCTGACGCTCCTGCTTGCCATCTTTTTTCTTTATGTGCGCCATGCAGTAGGCACTGAGTTCGGAGGCGCGTTCCTCTGCAGTTTTTACGCCCCATTGATGCCTGGCACGCTTGCGGTAAAATCCGCCATCTACCAGTATTGCTGTCCTTATCATATATGTTCTCCTTGATGTAAATAAAAGAGGCCCAGGGGTTCCGCAACTCTTGTATTGTAAGAGCGCGTACAGCCAAGGGCCTGTTTAGCGTATTAAGTTGCCTATTTGAAATAGGTAACTTAATGATACACATAATATGAACCCTTGTCAAGATTTTCTTCCTGCCGCCTACGGGCGGCCTTTTTTTATGCCCATTTGGCTGAGGAGCCGTTTGAGGCGGAGGCTGCCGAGGCCGCTTCTTTTTCGTCGAGAGCTTCATCAAGCTCCTGGTGGAGGGCGGCGCGTTCGGGGTCCTGGGAGTTCTGCTGTTCTTTGGCGGCCTTGACCTTTTCGTAGGCGGCCAGTTCTTCGGCGGTGAAGGAGCCGGGGGCGGATTGGGCGGCGGCTTTTCTTTCGCGCCTTTGGCGCAGCATCTCGGAGACTTCTTCGATGTGGGCTATGAGCCGCTGGCGGTCTTCGGCGGTGAGGTTCAGGATATAGCGGGCCAGGACCTGTTCATCTTCATTAAGGTTGTAGCGCTCGACGAAGGAGGCAAAGAGGGCGTCTTCCGTCTCCTGGAGCATTTCCCCGGTGCCATTCATCAGCCATTCCCGCCGGACGTTGAACTTCTCGCAGATCAGCTTGATGTTCTGGTCGGTGACGGTGTTGCCCTCCTGTTCCATCCAACTGATGGCTCCCTGCTTCAATCCAATCTTATCTCCGAATGCCGCTTGATTAAGCTTCAAGGACTTGCGTAGCTTCTTAATCTGGGCGTTTATAAAATTTTTTTCCAAAATTTTCGCCTCCTTTTTTAATATGATATACCAATAGTTAGTAAAATGCAAGATTTATATCTTGACAAATACAAATAGTTGATATAACATAGCATTAAATAAACGAACCATTGGTATTTGATACGAATGGTTGCAAGAAACTTGCCCTAACGGGCAAGTATAGCATATTCATTATGAATATGCCGCCCCAGGGGGCGGCAAGGGGGTGAGAGGGTGGAAGAGAAAACGACGGAACTGCTTGAAAAAGCAAATGAAAATTTGCGACAAGCTAATCGTTATTTATTGCTTGCTGTTCTATTTGCCGGGGCTTGGGCTGTCATCTTAATTGGTACAGCGCTATCAGTACGCTGATGATTGTGCCAATGGCGGCAATCATGGCATACCATTTGGATATACGAGTTGCTTTTAACGTGTCTTCAATGAGTTTTTCTTGTCGGCGTTCTTTTTGCAACTGATAAAGCAAGTCCTCGCCATACACACTGAGTACGAATTTATCTTCGGCAGCAAATTCATATTTGTACAAATCCCCGTTAGGCAGATGCTCAATATCAAGGACACGTTTCGATAGGTCGTTGATAGCCATCGGAAGCGAAGCGATACGTAACTCTGCATCATCTAGTTCAGGGATTGCCGCTTTTATATCTCTATAGGAGATTTTCCCGGAACTTGCAAGCAAAACAAGTTGATCACGAATTTGTTTGGACATCATATTGTTCACCTCCCTTCCGGTTCCATTCTATCACGGGGAGGTGAGCAAGGAACATATTCATAGTAAAGATGCCGCCCAAGGGGGCGGGAAGGAGGACAAAATGACTGAAGAGAGAGCCAGGGCTGAGATGGATGCTATGGCGCTGATTGACAAGATCCGCATGAGCGGAGAGGACGGGAAGTTTATCTGGGGCCTTACCCTTGGATACTCCCAGGGGCTGCAGGCCAGGAGCATCATGGAAGCATTGCGGATGAACCCCATGGCTGCCATGATGCCCACGATGAATGAGAAAGCCGTATGAGTTGAGGAGGGAAAGAGATGCACAACCCCAACTTTATCAACTTCAACCCCATCACAGTCCTGGAGAGGCTTTATGAGATGAAAGCCCGCCAGGACGGGGAGAAGAATGTAAAGATTGTCGTCCGTGAGGTCACCGAAGAGGAGGCCCGGGCGGCTGGTGGCAGGGAGATTGAGAAAACCGCATAGGAGGGGACCAAGACCTTGAATGAATTGCATATCGCAAACGGCCCGGAGGGCATTAAAGCAAGAATTGACACGATTTTTAGAAAATTACCTTTTTTTATGCCATGGATCTGGGAGCTGATTGCTCTGGCTGCTATCCTCGGGCTCGCCTTCGGCATGGGAATGGGCGCCTGGGCAGATATGTCCCTGAGAAAATGAGAGGAGGACCATCATGCTTAGTGCAAGCGAAATCGTGGCAAGGCTGGAAGATGCTTACTGCGAGAAAATAGAAGAATATCATGATGCCATGCGTTCTAGCAGCGGGCTGGAGGGCATCATCTGGGACAAGCTGGTATTGCTGGGAGATATCATGGGGAAATCCGTTGATGATATCCATGACGACTTGGAGAGAAGCTATGAAGAAGCTGTGTGAAGCCCTGGGCCTCATTGCCTTGGCCCTGATACTCGTAGGATAAGGAGGCAAAGCTAATGAGTTTTAAAGAACAGGAGATAATGCGCCTGTGGGGGCGCATTGCTGGAGATACTTTCATTGTGGCCATCGTGTATAAGGATGGCCATACGGAGACCATCAACTACAAAGAAAAGCGGAAAGCAAGCCCTTCCTCAGCCAGGAGGAACCTGACCGCATGACAGACAGAAAACAGCCAAAAATAAAAAGAGCCTTTCGTTTCCAGCCAAAAAACGAAAAGCTCAAGAGAGTTATCAACACCAACAATTATATCATCAAATGAGCACATCGTAAAGAAGAGGAAGCATGAGTAATTCAGAGCCGAATCTGAGAGAAAGTATTATAGGCGAATTAAGGCGCACTAGGGAGCGGATGCGGGAAATGCGGTACATCCGTGAGCATTCCAGCATCTATGAAAGCAACCTGTGCGCCATTTGTGGGCACAGATTCATGACAGGAACCCTCTGTAGGAAACACCATGGCAACATCTGCGAGAAGCATTGCCGTGGGTGCGAACATTTCGAACAAGAGTTCTATCATTGTCTCTACCGCGAAACAGAGCCTGTTGACACAAGAAAATGGAAGCTGGTCTGCATCTGCCAACAGAAAGAGGAGCTGCTTCCAAGGTATGCCATCGCAGACACGCCGGATGAGAACGGCGACTATACCGTCATCGACATGGAGACAGGAGAAATCCAGAGCTTCATAGCAAAGTACTTTCCGGATCTTGGAGCCTGGGCTTGTGTCGAGTATATGCCGCCTGGCGCATGAAAATAAAAATCCCTCCTATCGGTGACCGCCGACGGGAGGGAACCCCAAGTGGGGATGCTAGTCAATAACGCTACCATTATTATAGCATTCTCACTTTGAAAACTCAACAACGACAAGCCTTTTTTATCACCGCCTGCGGGCGGTTGCGGGCTTGTTTGCAGTATTAACAAGTGGCTGAAAATAGTCTAAGAATTACATGAGAATGTCAATGATAATGGTGAGTGTATGGGACAGAGTATTAGAAAGAGATTTAGACATTGCGCAAGGTACGGGGAGAGCTCCGCCTTTGCACAGGTGTCATACTTCCCCTATAAGAAAACCTCTGCCCCGGCAAAGAGACAGAGGAAGTATCAGGTATCTACCCCAAGGCAGAGGAACCTGAATAATAAGAGGTCAATCAGGTATCTTGAAGCGCTGATTCATAGCAACTTCAAAGAGGGAGACTTCCACCTTAGCCTGTCTTATGATGAGGCACACAGGCCAAGGGATGAGAAAGATGCCAAGAGAATCTTCGGCAACTTCATCGACAGGGTGAACTACCGCCTCAAGAAATTGGGGCTTCCCAATGCCAAATGGGTGTGTGTCAACGAACAGGGGAAGAATGGCCGTATCCATCATCATGTCATCATCAGCTGCGGCCTTGACCGTGACACCCTTGAAAGCGTCTGGAAATGTGGCTTTGCAAACACAAAGAGGCTTCAGCCGGATAGCCAGCTAGGCCTTCTGAAATTGGTGCATTACATAGCAAAAGAATGCAAGACCACTGACAGGCCAAAGAGCACAAGGAAATGGGACAGCAGCCAGAACCTCATCAAGCCCTGGGATACCGTGAACGATAACCCTCGCATGATGAGCAAGAAGAAGTACCACACCATGCAGGAACTGCCCGAAGACTGCGCCCAGATGCGGGAAATCATCGAGAAAGACAACCCGGGCTATGAATTGATAAGTGTGGAGAAGGAATACCGCGAAGACATCAGCGGATGGTATTTCTTCTGCCGCCTGCGCCTGTCTGCATCAAAACCTCGAAAACGTAAAACCAAAACAGCAAACGTCAAGAATAAAAACGTAAATATCAAGAAAAAAGGCAAAGAACGGGCCGCAAGGAGTGGTGATACCAGAGCAAAGCCACCGCCAGCCGACAAGGGGCCGCCATGATAAATGGCGAGAGTGGTATTAGCTGATTAGGAGGAAAAATGAAATGAAAGTATTGAACGTATGCAATCTGAAGGGCGGCGTGGGCAAGACCATCACGTCACTCAACCTGGGCCACATATTCGCGGTCAGATACGAAATGCGGGTGCTTATCGTGGACAACGACAAGCAGGGCAACACCAGCCAGTTTTTTGGTGTCCACAACTACGATGAGCCAAGCATAGCAGACATCATGATTGGCAGTAAAAAGGCCAGCGAAGTGATACGCCATACCATATACCCGAACATTGATGTTATCCCCGCCAATATGTCACTGCTGGCCGCCAATAAGCAGGTGCTGCTGGACACCATGCGCCCCCAGCAGACCAGAATCAAGAACGCCCTGGAAGAGGTCGCTGACATCTACGACATCGCCATCATCGACAATGCCCCGGATGAGAACATGAGCGTGATCAACGCCCTCACCGCCGGCGATGATGTTATTATCCCGGTCAAGGTCGATAAGTTTACCTTTGACGGTGTGGATGAAATGCTCCAGTGCATCCAGCAGGTGAAGGAAAACTTCAATCCGAAGCTCGCCTTCCGTGGCTGCGTCATCACCAGTTTCCGTGGCAATGAAGTGAACAGGCAGGGCCTTTCTTACCTGGACGGCTTCGCCAAATACAAGCTCATGAAGACACAGATTCACTGGTCCGCCAAGGTGGATGAAAGCACCTTTGCTTCCCTGCCCATCATAGAGCACAGCCCCAGAAGCTGGGTGTCCCGGGACTACAAGAAGCTGGCAGTGGAATACATCACCTCCACAGGCTGGGCGTTGTCCGAATCGGACAACATTGAAGGGAGGGCATGACCATGGCCGGAGCATTCAACATGATGGAACTGATGAACAACGCCACCCATAGCGAAGCCACCAAACCCCGCTATGAGGCCGCCACGCTCCCCATAGAGAGCATTATCTCCAACCCTGCTAACCTCTATAGCATGACAGGCATAGAAGAACTCTCAGACAGCCTCCTGCTGGCAGGGAGAGTTCTGCAGAATATCGTGGTCAAGGCGGCAGACGAAAACGGCAAATACATGGTCATCAGCGGCCACCGCCGCATAGCCGCCTGCAGAAAGCTGGTGGTTGAGGGCCACACAGAATTTGCCGAAGTCCCTGCCCTGGTGGAGAACGAGGCCGATGAAAACCTGCGGGAACTCATGCTCATTTATACCAACAGTACCAGCCGCGTCCTCACAGATGCAGAGAAGATGCACCAGGCAAGGAAGGCCACAGATATTCTGAGGAACCTCAAAGCAGAGGGCAGATTCGAGGGCCGCATCAGAGAAGCAGTCTCCCGTATGCTGGACACCACCAGCACCCAGCTTGCCCGCTATGCCGCCATCGACAGCAAGCTCACCAATCCCGAGCTGAAAGAAGCCTTCGAGGAAGGCCGGCTCAAAGTAAGTGCCGCCTATGAAGCCTCCGGCCTGTCAGAAGAAGGCCAGCAGCAGATAGCTGAGAAGCTGCAGGAGGAAGGGACCGTCAGCATACAGGATGTGAAAAACGTTAAGGGGCAGGACAGAGAGGAAACATGGCCCACAATCTATCCCGGGACAGAAGAACCGCCAGCCCAGAGCAAGGTGGCGGCAACAGAAGCAAAACTCCAGAGCCAGGGCTATGACGCATTGACGGATTGTGAAAAATGCAAGCTGGCCACAAGGTGCGAGGACTGCTGCAGGGTCTGCCCGCCAGAGAAGCACTGCAATGCCATGCAATGCTTCATCAGAGATAAAGAAGAAAAAGAGCAGATAGCTAAGGAACAGACTGAAAATAATGCCACTGTCTTGGAGCATTCGAAGCAGGAAGAACAGGAAGAAGAAACACCTTCCAATCCCCTGATGTACGCCGCCAAGACCGTGCTCCATGAGCTGGTGCTTCTGAGGGAGCACTATCAGGGGGCGGCAGAACGTCAGAAAGCCATAGCCGCTGGCAAGCAAGGGCTGGATAATCTGAGGGCTACTATCGACTATTTGGACAAGTATGTTCATAAGACTGAGCGTTATATTGAATGCCTGAAAGAGGAAGACGCTATCAGGAACAGCATAAAAGGAGACACTGATCATGAAGGATAAACTCACCACATTTTTAATCTTACTCTGTTTGACCCTCACACTGGCCCTGGGGGTGGAGCACCACAAGCTCATCGAGGTCCAGGAGCAGAATGCCCTGATGGAAAAGCAGATGAAGACCCTCACCGCCCAAGTGAATGAAATCACTGCCCAGTGGCTGGATTTGGTAAAGCGTATGAAGTACCACAATGATGTGAAGTAGCACAGCAAAAGAAAGCCCCACCTTGAAGGCGGGGGCTTTCGTATGGGGGCGGGATAATGCACAACATCAACAGGAATCGCCATGATATCCGTCGCAACAGTAGCTGGGATGTGGAGCCTGCCCGCGTGGCCCGAGAGAAGCTTTCAAGGCTGGATGGAGAGATACAATCCCGGACAAGGACAACTAAACGAGTCAAGAAGGGCATGACTAAAGAGGAATTTCGGAAAAGAATGATGGAGGTAATGAAATGATTTCACATGTATACGAGGATGAGCGTGGCTGGCAGTATAAAGTGATGGAAGACCTAGCGGGCAAATACTGTCCCAGGTACCACAAGCCCTCCAGCCCGCCGGAAAGTGGCTGGAAGTGCTGCAAGAACTTTGACCATGAAGTGGAAAGGGATGTGGCTGAGGTGAAGCTGGGGGCACATGCCAGGGAGCATGGCTGGGTCACAATCAGATAAAAATGCCCCGCCAAGGGGGCGGGGTAATCAGAGGGTGGCAAATTCGATTTTCAAGCGGCAGCCAAGGCCGGAGGCAAGGCGCTTCAATGTCTTGATAGAAGGATTGGCATTGCCATTTTCCAGTTTGCTGATGTCAGCCTGGGCAATGCCAGTGCGTGCGGCCAGTTCCTTTTGGGTTATCCCTTGGCGCTCGCGGGCATCAATCATGGCGCGGATAATGGCAAACTCCGGTTCAAGGGCATCGTATTCGGCTTTCAGCTCCGGATCCTGCAGCTGTTCATTGAGAAATTCCCTGAATTCGCTCATTTCTTCTTCTTCCTTTCCAGATAATCCTTGCGGTACCTTTTGGCACGGTCAATTTCGGCAGGTGGTGTCTTCTGAGATTTCTTGATGAAGCCATGCGTCAGGATGATTTCGTGATTCACGACAAAGAAGTACATGACCCGAGAAATATCACTGCCGACTTTGGCCCGTAGTTCGAAGATACCATCATCAAGATGTTTGGAATATGGTTCGCGCAGCTGGTTACCCATGTCTTCTAGTGTTTCGATAGTGCGGAGCACCTTGGCACGCATCTTCTTGTCCAGCCCTTTGATAAATTCCTTGGCTGGCTTGTCACCATTGGGGAGGGCATAAAACTCAACTTGAAAATCAGACATTGTAGCTCCTTGGTAATATGTGATTTATCCTATATTTATAATATAGGTTTTATCCTATATTGTCAAGGCAGATTAGGAGATGATTGAATGACACAAAAGGAATGGCTATTGAGCCTCCCGGATGAGGAATATCTCAAACAGACAGCCCAGCACTCCTTCAAATGTGACTGGTGCTTCTTCTGGCGTGACGGCAAGTGCCACGCCGGGGAAATGGATACCTGCATGAGGGGGCGGTTGATGTGGTTGAAATCAGAGCATAAGGAGGTGTAAACACATGGGAGCCTTGGGAAATCTGACTGGGGGAGACTATACAGACATAAGGCGACGGGATGTGGAAGCCAAGTGCATTGGCACCTCAGAATGCAAGACCCGCAAAGCCACGCCGGAGGAGCTGGAGCATTATTTCGGCAAAACCGCCCAGAAAGGTGGGGGGGCAGGCAATACCAGGCAGAGCGCCTGGTAAAAGCGGCAGAGAAGGTGAGCCGTCACCAGTACGAAACCATGAAGGCCGCCGTGGCCATCGTGGGGATGGTGCATGGGTGGAAGCTTTAGTAAGGAGAAAAAATTATGGACAAAATAATCAATAAAGTACATCTGACTGATGAGTACGAAAAGTTCAAGAAACTGCAGGGCAACAGGACAGTCGATAGCATGAGGATTGCGAAAATTCGTGAGAGCGTCAAGAAGATTGGGTTCGTGAATGGGCCGATTATCGTCAATGAGAATTTCGAAGTGATAGATGGGCAGGGCCGGTTGGAAGTTTGCCGGACAGACAACGTCCCGGTCCCGTACATCGTAATAGATGGAATAGGAGTGGAAGAGTGCATTTCCATGAATATCAATCAGAGCAACTGGAAGACCACCGATTACATCAAAGCATACGCTGACCTTGAGAGACCTGATTACGTCCGCTTTCAAGCGTATCTCAACGCCAATTACAAGCGTTCGAATGGTATGTACCACAACCTATCCACGCTTCATTGGGCGGCGTTCCATACTGGCCTAGGTAACAATGACTTAAACATACGAGATGGTAACCTTGTATTTACATGTGAGGATAGAAATAGAGCTAACGAAATGCTTGATTTCTTTGATGAATTCAAAGGGGTATTGACCAATAGGAAAACAGAGTTCTTTTGTGCATTGGGGTACTGTACGTTTTTTGAAGAAGTTGATAAATATCGCCTCGTTAAGACAGTAACATCAGCCAAGCCTGGTACGTTCATGACCATTAGTACAATCAGGGACGCAATATGCGCCATTGAGAACGTGTACAATTACCGTGCGAGACAGCTGGCACATATTGATGCAGCATACCTCGACTACTTAAAAACTGTAACTAAAACAGGGGCGGCGTATGAAGCTCGTGAGAAAAAGAGAGCAGAAGGGGCAAAATAATGGCAAGGAACAAAATCACCTTTGAGAAGGAGTATGGCGATGACCGCCGCTGGACATATCGGTTCATCGGCAGCCAGCGGCAGCCCACGCTGGACGAAATAGAGGATTTCATCGTGGATAAAAATCTGAATGAAGAGATAGAGGATGAATTCATGGTGTGCGCCATAAAGGGAAGGGCGGCTGACGATGGGTATCAGGGATTTTTAGACGATGAGAAGAACACCATTGTCGAGTTTTGGGGCTACAACGGCGGCAGGGGTGATGGCACCTGCCCCATCTGTGGACATGAAAGAGACATGACCGGCAGCAGGTGCCCTGTATGTGATAAGCCGTGGGAAGAATGAGGAACGCCAGGGAGTACGTCGAATGCAGCTGTGGAAGCTGGGCCATCATCGAGAGGGCCGAAGATAAGAACCACAGAGATAGAATAAGATGCCCACATTGCGGGAATATAACCGTGGCAGACAATATCCCTCTGGGGAAATATGCGGAACGGAAGGGGGCGGAGGATGATGACCAAGGATGAATTATTTCAGGCGTTAAAAGAGATTCGTGAGATGTGTAAAAATCGCATGGCATCCATGATGGATTGTAAAAGCTGTCTGTTTTTTGATAACCATAGTGATTGTAAGTCCTGTATTTTTATTGATGGTGGCGAGGAGGGCTTAATCCCGGCATGGTGGGAGATTGGGAACAAGGAGGTGCAGGACGATGGAAACTGAATTGAAGCCGTGCCCTTTTTGCGGTAGTTCAAACATAGAGTTATACAAATATAATTATTGGCGAATACATTGCAGAGACTGTGGAACTGAGATGTCACTTTTGCATTACACGCCAAGTGGACATGAGGTAAGACAGGAACATTTGGAAGAGGCTATCGTTAAAGTATGGAATAGGAGGTCTGGTGATGACTAACAAGGACTGGATTCAAAAAATGGAGACAGAAGAATTAAAAGATTTCTTGGAAGGATTTATTCCATGTCTGTGTTGTGACCGTGACAAGGAGTTTTGTAATCGAAACTGTGGCGGTGGGATTTGGGATTGGTTAAGTCGAGAGCATGAGGAGGCGCAGAACGATGGAAACTGAATTGAAGCCGTGCCCGTTTTGCGGTAAAGAGGGAACAATAATTGTCAGAAAAGGAAAAAATGGCTGGCGAGATAGATATGCCGTTCTCTGCGACTATGAACTTGATGGTTGTGGTGCTGAAAGTGGCTGGTATCATTACGAAGTAGACGCTATCGAGGCATGGAACAGGAGGGCGAAGGATGATTAAACAAGTATGGGTCGCGCAGTGTGACCTTTGCGGAAAAATGGAAAATGCCAGGATGGTGCCTGGGCGATATAACGAACAAGAGGCAACTTTGCCGATAGGGTGGAGCAACGGATACAACAAGGATTTTCATTGTTGCCCAGAGTGCTCCAAGCGCATAGCGAAGGAGGTAGGCGAACCGTGAACGAGGAGTTGAAACCGTGTCAATGCGGAAGTGATGTAGAACTTTGCAGGGGTGATGATGATTATTACATTTATTGCCCAAAATGCAAGCTAAAAACTTTTTCGGATAGGGTCTATGATAACATTACAGATAACTGTGATAGATTGGTAGAAGTGTGGAACGAAAGGGCTGATGATTATATGCGACTTAAAGAATTTAGGACAGACGATTACAGCACGGTTTTGATTGATATCGACAGCATAAGCTCCGTGTACGAAACAAGAATCAACGGGCGCTGTGCGGCAGTTGTAGTTATGCAACAAGGTGAGAGTTACACTTTAGATATGAGCATTTCCGAACTTAAAAGAAAGTTAAATATAGATTAGGGGGGCTGACAATGAGTGAGTGGAGACTGAGTTGTAAAGATTGTGCGTGTCATGATTGTAGCCAGCGTGAGAATTGCGCAATGAATGGCTGTGATGGCGGGGGCTGCACAAAGGACGATTTAGAGTATTTTAAATCAGATTGTGATGATTATGAACCGGGGTGGGAATAAATGACCAAGGAACAAGAAGACCGCCTGCGCTGTATAAATGGGGCACTGACGGTGCTCAGGTGTGAGCGTGATGGAATACTGGAGAAAGAACCAGATAACCAATGGGGGAAGATGCTTGATTCGGCCATAGGCTATATTGAAACAATGACCAAGGAATGGGCTTATGCAATTGGGCATCCTGTCGAGATTAGCCAGGAGACAATAGCTGAAGTGGCGGAAGGGGCATTGAATATTATAAAGAAACGTGGGCTGGAAGGGACGCTGTGAGCATGGGGATTGAAACAATCTTGGCCATAATTGCTGCCTTTTCCATTATTGCTTCAGCAGTGAATATGGCCATGGCCTTCAAGATGAATGAGGATTGGTCCAAAATGTATTGTCAGATGAATAAGGACTGGGCGGAGTTTTACAAAAAGCTGGTGGAAGATCATGGCGAAGGGAAAACTTAAGCCTTGTCCATTATGCGGCTCTCCTCACATAGAGCGCGGATTTGATGAATACATAAGCGACGGCATTATCGGCGTAGTATTCAAAATCCGCTGCCAGGAATGTGGCGTGGAGCTGAACGAGGTAGGTATGTCCTGCTCAGACAGGGCGGCGAAGAAGTGGAACAGGAGAGCCGGAGAAGAAGCTGATGAAGGGAGGATAAAGTCATGATGGACAAGGATATCAGGATTACGAAGATCAAATGCAGTCATGGCGAATGGACAATCTGCTATGAGAAAATGTCTGAATCTACAGGAACGTATGACAGCTACGGCATCACAAGCCGGGATATGCCCCGTGATGAACTTCACAAAAGATTGCAGGTCTTAGCCAATCATGTGGAAGAAATCTGTGAGCTTCCCCAGGGGGCGGCAAAGCATATAGTTCCCTCTGGTGTATCCATGAAATACACCAACAATAATTGCCATGCGGTCATCACGGCCTTGAGGACACTGCGCTACAGCAAAACACCCATGTGCATAAACACTCCTGCCAGACCTCTACATGCTGCAGAGGGAGACGAAGATGGCTTCTGCATGAGTGACGAAATGATTAAGGACATAGAAGCCTTGGAGGAAGAAGCCATGAAGTACCTGAATGGCGAGAGAGCACAGCAGCAACTTGACTTCGGCGAACCCCAGGAAGAGGAACCGCCGAAAAAGAAGCACAGCCATGGCAGCGGGAAGAGCCACGGGAATGTCTATCCTATGGCGGCAAAATCCTACATAGTAGATTGAGCCGCCCAGGGGGCGGGCATCGCATGGAGGGGACGCGGATGATAATCAACGACGTGGAAGTGGTAGTGGAAGACATGGTGGATGTGACAGAGCAGGAAGCCAGGGAATATGTGGCTCATGTTCGGAAGCTTGTCCATGGAAGGCTCACAAAGCTGATTATAAGGCCAGCCCAGGAGGCTGACGAAGTGACCCTGCTATGGACAACCATGGAGAAATTTGAACGCATTCGCAGAATCACCGGCTACCTAGTGGGCACCATAGACCGCTGGAACAATGCCAAGCGGGCAGAAGAAAAAGACAGGGTTATGCATTTTGGAAGGAGAGAGTGAAGAATGCCACCGAAAATGTTGTCCGATTCGGACAAGATGGGAACCAAGCCGTGGCTTACAAGGCATTTTCGTGAAGTATACTGGGTTATTGCTTTAGTGTTCGTGATTATCTTCCTGCTGAACTGGTATGGAGCGTGAGAAGTATGAGAGCTTTTGTATTTTTATTCCTCATAGCCGTGCTTATTTTCTGGGTAATGCTTTCAATTGAGCATGGGCGGAGGGCGGGTAAATGGATTAAGAAGACAATCAATAAATTCTTCAAAGGAACCAAAGGGAAGGATAGTGAGAAGCATGAATGAAAATCAGAGATTAGGAATCATGGGAATTGGCGTGGCAATGCTGGTAGTAGTGATAGGCCTTTTCCTCAGTACTTACAAAATCAATCCTGGTTATGCCGGTGTGGTTTACAACATGGATGGCGGCATTGAATCGGACGTGCTGGGCCAGGGGTTCCACATGGTGGCACCGTGGCGCAAGGTTGTGGAATACCCTGTCAGCACCGAAACAGTCTACTATACGAAAAATAACGATGATGGAGACGATAAGAAGGACAATTCCATCAACGTTAACACCAAGGATGGCAAGCAGGTCAATGTCAGCGTGACCTACTCCTATCATATGGACCCGGAAAACCTATCCGCCGTCTTCGTGAAATTCCGTGGCCAAAAAATCGAAGTCATTGAAGCGGGCTATGTGAAGAATGAGATGTATCAGGCCATTAACGAAGTAACCAGCCAGTATAGCCTCATGGACCTGGTGGGGGATAAGCGGCCTGAGATAAATGAGAAGATACTCAACAAGTTCAGGGATTCGCTGACAGAGTTTGGCATCATCATCGAGACATTCAACCTCTCGGATGTGGTGCCGGATGAGGCTACCAAAGAAGCTATCCAGAAGGTGGTCAATGCTCAGAACGTGCTGGAACAGGCCAAGATTGAGAAGCAGACTGCAGAGGTGGAAGCTGAGAAGGCCAGGGTCAAGGCCAAGGGGGCGGCTGATGCAGCTCTTATCGAAGCAGAAGGACAGGCTCAGGCCAACGCCAAGCTGCAGGGCAGTCTCACGGAGCAGATTATCCGCCAGCGGGCTGTAGAGAAATGGGATGGCAAACTGCCTCAGTATGAAATGAGTGGCGGCAGTAGTGCCATACTGAATCTGAAATAACATATATAGAAGAAAGTCAGCAGTATGGGAGGCACGGGCTATGGCTTTAACAAAAAAGGACTTGCAGGAACTCACTGGCCTGATAGACAAGGCCATCAAAAAAGCGGTGGGCGTAGGGAAGCGGGCAGGCCGAAATCATTATAAGGAAACTGAGAAGCGGCTTTTTCGCTATCCGGAACTGAAAAAAAACATAGAAGAATACAAGGCAGACATCGAAGATATCCGGCGCGAGGACTTCGGAAAATCCAAGGATATTGTGAGATTTAGTATCAATAGTGGCAATACTCCGCAGGAGGAACTAGAGGAGAAGCGCCAAAAACTCATCGCAAACCTTGAAAATAAAATAGCCAGCGACTGTTACGAAATCCGCCAGATTGACCGCGCCCTGGAAAGAGTCAAGGGCCACCCATACTACCCCATCATCCCGGCCATCTACTTCGACAAGGGAGAGGTCGCAGATGCAATGACAGCAGCCCACTGCTCAGAGCGGTCTGTGTTCAGATACAGAACCATGCTGGTGAACCAGATTTGCGCGGCTCTGTATGGGGCTGATGATGTACTTCCAAGCTGACGATAAGTTGGCAGAATACCGTGGCAAAAAGTTGGCATTCTCCTGTGGCAATTTTTGTGTTATACTATGCCCATGGAGAATTGCGCCTAAAAGCAGGCGCTTCATAGAGCCGATACATCAGAGCACCGTCATCGCTGGCGGTGCTCTTTCTATTTGCCGCAAGAGGGGGCGGGTAGTGTGGCGAAGGTGGTGTGTGACAGGCGCAAGTGCCGGTACAACGATGACCACGAGTGTACAGCGGCCAGGCTGTACTATGCGAACAAGCTCTGCATGACGTACAGGCCCATACGCACTGAAGAAGTCATGCGCCCAGACCATCGCCCCGACTGCTCAAAGCGTGGAGGCAAGTACACGCCGGGCAGGGGGCGAGTGCTCAAGTGAGTGCGTCGATGAGCGCCGGAGCAAGCGGCTCGGCCCGCGTACTTTCGGCGTGGACCCCTGGGCAAAATCGCGGGTCCTTCTGGCCAGGGGCAAAGGCCCGCGCGACCGCGGCGCCCAAAATCTGTCTAGGCATAAGAATTTTCGGAGGGTTGTTTGTCCTAAAATCCAACCACAAATGTCCGTTGTGAAAAGAACCAACCAACAACGACACGCGCACGCGTACGCGCGTGAGGCGGAGCTAGAAAAATACAAGTGAGAGGAGGGGAGCAGGCATGAAAGTATCGGGAGACATCAGGAAGCTGACCACCACCCAGCGGGAGTTGGCCCGTGCCATCGGCGTCACCCAGCAGCAGGTCTCGAACCTGGTCAAGCAGGGCACGGTGGTGCGTGACGATGCCGATAAGTCCGGCGGCGTGCTGATTTTTGAGAGCGTGAAGCGCTACTATCAGGGGCGGGCGGCAGCTTCTGGCCAGGGCGAAGAAGAAATCGACATCAATCGCGAGAGAGCCCTGCATGAAGCTGCTGATCGCAAAATTGCAGAACTGAAGCTGGCTAAGATGGAGAGCCGCGCCTACGATGCCAGAACCGTGGAGTTGGTAATGACGGAGCAGCTGTCAAACCTCCGCACCCAGCTGCTGGGGCTCCCCACCAAGCTGGCTCCTCTCCTAGCGGGAAAGACAAGGGAAGAAATCTATGAAACCCTTACCGGCGAAATCAAGGATAAACTGAGTGAACTCTCAGAGTACAGCCCTGCCTTGTTCGCTGATGAAGAATACTTGGAGGCCGGGCAGGATGATGAAGCGGGCAATTGAGCTTGCCAACATCACCAACAAAGGACTGAAACCATTACCAGAGATGTCCGTATCTGATTGGGCTGACAGATACAGAATGCTTTCTTCTGGCATATCGGCAGAGCCAGGGCGATATCGAACCAGCAGGGCGCCATACCAGCAGGAGGTGATGGACAGTTTCACAAAAACTGGCATCTGGAAGGTAGTGGCGAAATTCTGCAGCCAGTCCGGCAAATCTGAACTGCTCAATAATGTCATTGGGCGCTTTGCTCACCTTGACCCATGCACGATTATGATGATCCAGCCGACGATTGACACAGCAGAGGACTATTCAAAATCACGTATATCACCGATGATAAGGGACACTCCAAGCCTTTCCAAGCTGTTTTTTGATGTGAAGACCCGCAACAGCAACAACACCATCTTGTCCAAGATATTCCCAGGAGGGCGGCTTATCATGTGCGGGGCTAATAGCCCGGCGGGGCTGGCCTCACGTCCCATCAGAATCCTGTTGGCAGACGAGGTAGACCGATTCCCGGACAGTGCCGGCACTGAGGGCGATCCCGTAGACTTGGCGGCCAAGAGAACAACCACCTTCTGGAATCGCTGCATCGGCCTATTTTCCACCCCTACAAACGAAGGGGCATCGAGAATTGAGGATGAATACCAAGCTGGCACCCAGGAGGAATGGCAGCATAAATGTCCTGGGTGTGGGGAATATCATCTGCTTCGGTATATAGACATGGCCGTGGATTACGAAGAAGACAAGGACGCAAGCGGGAAAAAGATTGTGCTGGTAAATTCGGTGAAATGGCGCTGCCCGGATTGTGGCCATGAGTATACCGAGTTGGAAATGCGGGGAGCAAAACAAAAGTATATAGCACACAACCCAAAAGCTCTTGCAAATGGCTGCAGGAGCTTTTTTGTGAACTGCTTCACCTCCCCATGGATTGAGTGGAAAACCGTCATGCGGGAATGGCTGGAGGCCAAGGGAGACCCTACTCGCGAGAAGGTTATCGTGAATACCAGATTTGGCGAGACCTATCGGGAGCCAGGAGCTTTTGAAGATGAGGCCATATTCCTGCGCCGTCGGGAAAAGTATGGGGCAGAGCTACCTGAAGGTGTGCTCCTCCTGACTGCAGCAGTGGATGTGCAGGATAACCGCTTGGAATGCGAGATATGCGGCTGGGGTCTCGAAGAGGAAGCCTGGGGCATTCGCAAGATGATCTTGCTGGGGGCACCTAACAAGATGGCGGTTTGGCAAGAGCTAGACCAAGTTCTGGACAAGACGTATTACTTCGCTGATGGCCGGGGGCTGAATGTCTTCCGCACATTCATTGATTCTGGTGGTCATTTCACCAGCCAGGTTTACGAATACTGCCAGGCAAGATTCTCGAAGCAGAGATTTGCTATCAAAGGCATGGGCGGTCCCGGTATTCCGCTGAATTACAAGGTGACACGTCCGCACCGGGGCGGCATACCTCTTTCGATTCTTGGTGTAGACGGGGGAAAGCAGGAGATTATGAACTGCCTGGCTATATCTGAGCCGGGACCGAGGTATTTCCATTTCCCTCTGGATGAGCCGGAAATTGGTTTGGATAACCGTGGTTACAATGACGTGTACTTCAAGGGCCTTATTTCAGAACATAAAAAGAACGTCAAGAAAAATGGCATTATCCGCCAGATATGGGAAACCACACAGGGGGTCAGAAATGAGCCCTTGGATTTGCGTGTCTACAATCTGGCGGCTATGAAATCTTGCCATTTTGACTGGAATAGGCTGTATGAGGCAGTTACGGGACAGAAAGCACCAGCACCGGCGGCTGCTGAAAGCAAAGGGAATGCTGACAGCAATATCAACCGTGATGGTCACGTAAAAACGAGCAGTACGAGGCCGAGAGCTTCAAGGCAGATGGATGTATGGGGGTGAGAGAATGAACAGCATACAGAATAAGCGGCTGGCCATGTACCTGGAAGCCGAAAAGACCGTCCTGACAGGGCAGTCCTATACTATCGGCAACAGGACGCTCACCCGGGCGAACCTCAAAGAAATCAGGAAGGCTATTGATGACCTGCTGGCGGGTGGAGCGACCCTTGAAGGAGAGAGTGCAACGGGCAGCATGTCCAAGCGGGCGGTGCTGATTGGCTGAGGAGACGCACATGAGCAGACGAAAACATAGGGCTAGAACGCCCACAGGGAAAAATAAAAAAGACATACGCAACAGCGGATACTCCGAGGGCGGGGCCAGCCTGGAAAGCAATGTGCTGAAGCAGTGGCGACCTAAAAGACTGTCTGCCAAGTCGGACATCAACACACGGCTTGACCTTCTGCGGAGCAGGGCGGCTGACCAGGCTATCAACTCCCCCGTGGGGGCGGCAGCCATTCAGACCTCTGCGCTCCATGCAGTGGGGGCGGGGCTGAAGGTCTTCCCACGGATTAAGTATAAGCTGCTGGGCATTTCTGCGGCACAGGCCAGGGAGTGGGCACGCAAGACCGCTATGGAATTTGACCTATGGGCAAACTCAAAGATGTGCGATATCTACAAGCGTAATAATTTCTACGATTTGCAGGATATCGTTTATACGGGCTACTTGACAGACGGGGACAGCTTCGCACTCTTTCGACGGAAACCTGCTACCAGAGATATTCCCTACAGTCTCCGAATCCAGATTGTGGAGGCCAACAGGATAGTGAACCCGGAAACCCTGGCACCGGGCCCCTATGGCGTTGAGGCTCTGCTTCCCAATGGGAACAGAGTAGTAGGAGGCGTGGAACTGGACAGGGACGGGGCCACAGAGGCTTTTTGGATTGCCAATAAGGTGCCCTGGGACACGGCGGACGCCGACAAGGTGCTGGAGGTAGCCAGGGTTAAAGCCTTCGGGGAGCAGACAGGAACGCCGAATATCGTGCAGATCTGCCACGATACCAGAGCTGGCCAGACCCGTGGTGTGCCGTACTTAGCACCGGTTATCTCCACGCTGAAACAGGTCAGCCGCTACACAGAGAGCGAACTGACGGCCTCCATCATCCGTTCCTTCTTTGCTCTGTTCTTCACTCAGCAGGACACGGCGGGCGGCATGACTTTGGATGATATGCTCTCCAGCTCTTTCGACAATGATCCCAGGGCGCCGGTTGTGGACGTGGGGGAGTACAGTCTAGCAGTTGGCACTATGAACGCCCTGCCCAGGGGTGTGGATGTAAAAAGTGTTGATGCCTCCAATGCCCAGAGCACCTTCGACAGCTTTACTACCCACCTCATAAAGCAGATAGGTGCCGCCATAGGCCAGCCCTATGAAGTGCTCATGAAGAACTTCACCAGCTCTTATTCTGCCTCCAGGGCGGCTCTGCTGCAGGCCTGGGATGAGTACAAGCAGAGACGGATATGGTTCGCCAGGGACTTCTGCCAGCCAATCTATGAGGCTTGGCTGGCAGAGGCAGTGGCCATAGGGCGCGTTCGTGCCCCGGGCTTCTTCGCTGATCCGCTCATCCGCAAAGCTTGGACAAATGCTGAGTGGTTCGGTCCCTCCATGAGTATTCTTGACCCAGTGAAGGATATCAACGGCGCCAACCTGAGAATCTACAATGGCTTGTCCACCCGGGAGAAGGAAGCAGCAGAAATGACCGGCACAGACTTCGAGGAGAACCTTGAGCAGCTGGCTTATGAGAAGCAGCTTATTGAGGAGCGTGGCCTGGAACTGATGAAACCCATCAGTACCACGGGCAAAGAGGAATCATCTGAATCTGATTCAGATAACGATGACGAAGGGGGTGAGAAACGTGGACGGAAAAAAGTTTTGGAAAATCCGTAATGAAGCCAATGAGGAAACGGCAGAAATGCTCCTTTACGGAGAGATTGCCAGTGAGACCTGGTGGGGGGATGAAGTAACCCCCAAGGACTTCGCCAATGATTTGGCTGCTTTGGATGGCAAAGACTTGGTGCTTCGCATCAACTCTCCTGGCGGGGATGTTTTCGCCGCCAACGCCATCTATAACCAGCTGAAGGATTACAAAGGCAAGGTCACGGCCAGAGTGGATGGCATGTGCGCATCTGCTGCCACTATCGTGGCTTGCGCTGCAGATAGCGTATCAATGCCAGCCAATGCGGTGTTCATGATTCACAATCCTGCTGTGGGGCTGATAGGATTCTATGACGGTGATTCTCTGGCGCGAATGAGTGCCTATCTAAGTACCGTCAAAGATACTATTCTGGCCTCATATCAGGCTAAGGTGGGAGATAAGCTGTCAAAGACCAAACTCTCCCACATGATGAATGATGAAACATGGATGTCAGCAGAGGAAGCCTACGACAATGGCTTTGTGGATGAGGTAGACGGCCTGCAGGTGGAAAACCACATGGAAGGCCAGATACTCAATATGGCAGGGGTGGCCATGAACCTGGCCAAGTTCAAGAACACGGCTCACCTGCATGACATTCTGGCCAAGACACCTAAACCAAAAGCAAAGGAGGAGAAATCCGTGGAAAACAAAGATATATTGCAGAAAATCAAAGATTTGCTGGGCAAAAATCCTGAAAATGATGCCAACCCCCAGGCAGATTCGGTAGCCCAGGAAAGGGAGAGGGTAGCTGCCCTCGATGCCATGAAGACAGGAAATGCCTTTGTGGACAGTATCATCGAAACCGCAAAGAAGCAGGGGCAGACGGCAGATGAGGTTAAGCCCTACATCGACGCTCTGCCGCAAAAGGATGAAAGCAAAGATGATGAAAATGCCCAGGTGCTGGAGGCCATCAAGGCTCTTGTCAGTGACCAGGTGAATTCTGGGGCAGCTGGAGTGACAGCATCCACTCCAAGGACCCCGGAAGAGGATGAGGCGGCCAGGAAGAAGGCAGCCATCAGTGACGTGGTGGCCTATGCCAACCAGATGGGAGGCGCAAAGAAATGAAGTACACGGAAATTGATAACGCAACGAGCTTTGATGAGCTCATTGGCGGCCCGGAAATCGGCATCCGCACAGCTAACGTGACTTTGACGGCAGGAACGGCCCTGAAGCGTGGCACGCTGATGACCGTGGCAGATGATGGTGCAGCAGTGGCCACCCTGAAGAGTGGGGCCACGGGGGCGGCACCTGCTAATGCTATCTTGGCACAGGATGTGTCCGATTCGGACACGGGGGCCGTAGTCTATACCCGTGGCCTGTTCAACCGCGAGAAGTGCATTGTAACGGGAAGCGGGGACACGGTGGCTGCTCATGAGGCAGAGTTACGCCCCTTCGATATTCTCTTTACGTCGCTGAAACCGCTGAATGAGTAAGAGGTGATTAAAATGCCGATGATTGAATACAACGATACGCTTACTTTGATGACGGCCATGGAGCAGATCAAGCCTGCGGCCAGTATGCTCCTGGATACCTTTTTCCCGAATATCCCTCCGACGTTTGCAACCACAGACATTGCCGTGGAAGTTCGCAAGGGTCACCGCCATCTTGCTCCCTTTGTTACCCGTGAGGGTAAGGGCGTGAATATCGGTCGCACCACCAGCAAGATTAGACGGTATGAGCCGCCTATGATGGCACCCCGCCGGGTAATCAACCCTTCGGACATTTCCAGCCGCCAGTTTGGCGAGACCCTTTATTCCACCATGAGCCCCGCACAGCGGGCGGCTGCCCTGCAGGCCCGTGACCTGCGTGAGCTTCAGGACATGATTGTCAACCGCAAAAACAAGATGGCGGCCGACATTATGACTACTGGCAAATGCAAGATCGTGGGCTTTGCCGATGACGGCAAGATTGAGCTGGAAGATGAAGTGGATTTTGGCTTCACCAATTTCCTCACTCCTGGCACAGTTTGGAGCAATCCTTCGGCAGACATCTACGGCGATCTGCAGGAAGCAAGCGAAATCATCCAGGAAGAAGCAGGGCAGGTTCCCACCATTGCTCTTTGCGGCAAGAATGTGGCCAAGAAGATTCTGAAGAACCAGAAGCTGATGGATTGGCTGGCTATTCCCAACCGCCAGAATTTCTCCATTGCCAGCCTGCAGCCGCGCATTATCAGCCCCCAGTGCATGTATATCGGCGCTATCTCCGCTTTGAATCTGGAACTTTACAGCTATGCTGAGACTTATGTGCCCGATGAGCCGGATAGCGTTACCGGCAAGTACACGCCGGTGCCCTTCCTTGATCCTGATGCGGTCATCGTGGCCATCCCTGGGCGTGGCAAGCAGCTCCATGGTGCTGTCAACTTGATTGGTGACGATGAGAAATTCGTGACCTATGCTGGCAACTATGTGCCCTATTACAATGCGGACAAGAATTCTCAGACCCTGTCCCTCACGGTTTACAGCCGCTGCATCCTGGTACCTGAGTACGTGGATGATTGGGTTGTTATCAATACTGAGGGGTGAGAAACATGGCAGAGGTTTTAATCAAAAAAGGTTTCCTCACCTACGAGGGAGTTCTTTACAGAGCAGGAGATGTGGTGGATGTGGAAGATGCCGAAGACATCATAGCCCGCTCTGATGGCCGCATTGTTCTGCCGGGACAGGAGAAAGATAAACCTGCCCCCAGAAAGTCGAAAACGGGCAAGCCTGCTAAGGAAAATGAAACGAAGCCGGAGGACGGGGACGAGGAACTGGCCAGCCTGCCGGAGGCTGACCCTGCTGCCGCCGTGAAGAAATGACTGATGAAAAGCTGACCTTCAAGGAAACCCTGACAACAGATTTGGATACCTTTATCAACATGGATGAGTTTGCCGAAGAACACGAGCTGAACGGTGAGATGGTGAACTGTGTGGTGCAAAGCCCCACCGACAGAGAAATCTTCCTGCAAAATCGTGACTATGCTGGCTTCGATGGCATTTATGGCAAGCAGACAATAGTCCATGTCAAGAAAAGTGACCTGCCGGAGCTGCCCCCGGAGCAGCAGGTGTTCTACCTTGACGGGGAGATCTACAAGGTCAGCCGGGTCATAGACGATATGGGCATGGTGTCCATCGTTCTCCATGGTGATATGCGGGGTGGCTGATATGATTCAGATTGAACTTTCAGAGCAGGAATATAGACAGCTCTTTCAGACCTTGCAGCTCCTTTCTCCTGATGCAGTGTATAAGGCTTCCATGGCCTCTGCCAAAAGAGCCCTGATGGCGGCCAGGACAGCAGGCTCCAAGAAAGTCAGGCAGATATACACCATCAAGGCCAGGGATATCAATAGCCGCATTACGGTCAAAGGAGCAGATGGCGGGGCAGAAATGCGCATCAAAGGCCCTATGGAGGGAATCAAGAAGTATCGTGGTGCCGTCAAAAGCTACGGCATCTTTGCCATGATTAAGAAAGGCAATGGCATGAGAGTGCCACGGTCCTTCGCCCTTAATGACAGCTATCTCATGCGCACGGGCCCAGCACGCTATCCCTTAAAGGGTATTTATGGCCCATCTGTGCCTCAGCTGTTCGGAAATCCTGAAGTAGTGGAGGTTATTCAGACCCGTGGGCAGGAAATGTTTGCCAAGCGCTTGGAGCATGAAATCATGCGCAGGTTAGGAGGCTAAGGTTTATGACACCTTTGGAATGTGCTGAATCCATAGTGTCCTTCTTCAAGGAAAAGCTCAAGGAGTACGATGAGCAGACGGAAAAGAAGGAAGACTACAATGTCTATGCCGGATACCTGCCTCTGGTCACCAGGCGTGAGGAACAAAAAGCCCTTTGCCCTGCTGTGGTAGTAAGGCCCCTCGAAGTCAATGATGGAGAAAAGGAAACATCTGTTCTCATGGGGGTGTATGTCACCACCTACGATGAGGACAAGAAGTATGGTTGCAATGAGCTGTATCACCTGCTGGAGTTCCTGCGATTCAGTCTGCTGGCCAATGACCCGGTGAAAAGCAAGTGGGCTATGATGGCCGGAACCATGGCCACCAGCGTTCCTGATGACCAACCCTATCCCCAGTGGTGGGGCAGAATTGACTTTGCGGTTTATTTGCCACAGCCCAAGCGTACAAACAGTGATATTTTCTGGTAATGAGGTGAAAAGATGGCTGAAGAAAAGAAAGAGGCTGCCAAGGTGGAAGAGAAAGCTCCCGCCAAAAAGGTTGTTAAAGCCGAGAAAAAATCAGGCCCCTTAATTTACGTGGGGCCCACAATGAAAGGTACTCTTTTACGGACGTTCAAAATATTTGCAGACGGCATTCCTGAGGAATACAAGAACAATGCGATAATCAGAGGGCTGTTCGTGCCTCCTGAGAAGCTTAATGCTGCCAGGGCAGAGATAGGCAAGAAAGGCTCCGCTCTCAATGTGTTCTACGGCAAGGTTGACGAAAGTTTGAAAGGTGGTAAGTAAAAATGGCATATTTTCATGGAGTAAGATGCTCGGAAGTGCCTACTTCCATATTGACTCCGGTGAATACCACAGCAGGTCTGCCGGTTGTGTTCGGCACGGCTCCGGTGCATTTGACCGATGACCCGGGCAAATACGTGAACAAGCCGGTTATCTGCTACAGCTGGGATGAGGCCATAAATGCCCTGGGGTACTCCGAGGATTGGGACAAGTACACCCTTTGTGAGGCCATGTATTCGGAGTTTAAGCTTTATGCAGTGAAGCCTATCATCTTCGTAAATGTTCTTGACCCTGCCAAGCACAAGGCTGCGGTGGTCAAGAAAGAGACCCCTTTGACAGATGGCGTGGCTGTAGTGAAGGAACCTGTGATTCTTTCCAGCCTCAAGGTGCTGGAGCCGGGGAGCCTTACTGAAGTAGCTAAGGACACGGATTACACGGCTGCATATGATGAAGACGGGCAGCTGATTATCACGGCAATCGTGGGCGGAGCTTTGGCAACGGCTACTACGGTTTATCTCACATACGACAAGGTAGACCCGACAGCAGTGACGGAGGCTGACATTGTTGGCGGTGCATCCAGAACCGGCAACAAGGGCCTTGAGTGGATTGATTTCATCTACACGCAGTTCGCTATGGTGCCTGGCATTGTTGCGGCTCCTGGCTGGTCTGAAAAGCCCGGTGTGGCTGCAGTCATGAAAGCCAAGTGCCTGAATATCAGCAGCCTTTTCCGCTGCATTTGCCTGACTGATGTGGATACCAAGACGGTTGATTATTACGCTGATGTGAATGCCTGGAAGAACAGCAACAACTATACAGGGGACAACCAGGTGGTCTGCTGGCCGAATGTAAGGCTGGATGACATGGTATTCCACATGTCCACCCACATTATGGGCATTATCGGGGTGATGGACGCAGCCAATCAGGATGTGCCTTATCAGTCTCTTTCGAATTTGCCTTTGCAGGCCACTGGCCTTTGCACGGCAGATGGCAAGGAAGTTTCTCTGTCTCTCGACCAGGCTAACCTCCTTAACAGCCAGGGTGTTGTTACCGGCCTGAATCACGAAGGTGGTTGGAGGTCCTGGGGCAACTATACCGGAGCATATCCTTCCATCACTGATGTCAAGGATAGCTTCATCTGTGTGCGCCGCATGTTTGATTGGCAATATCAGACCTTTATCCTCACCTACTGGCAGAAGGTTGACCAGCCGCTCACCAGACGCTTGGTCAGGACCGTTATTGACAGCGAGAAGATTCGCCTGAATGGTCTGGTGTCCAGAGGCTTCCTCCTGGGGGCGGATGTCAAATTTCTGGAAGAGGAAAACCCCGATACGGACCTCTTACAGGGCATTATCCGTGTCCATAGCTATATCACGCCGCCGGTGGCTGCCCAGGAGATTGACTGTATCTTTGAGTACGATGTCAACAACTTCA